AAATACTACAATCTCTGCATGGATACAGTGGTCAATTTGGTGGGCCGACTGGATTTAATGTGTCGAAGGCAGATGTATTCTGGCTATACAACTCCTACGACAACACAGAAAAGATGGCGCAAATCTTTCTAGATTGCACCTTATACATTCCAACGTAAGACAAGACTTGTTCAACCACTTGAAGGATTGAAAAATGGCACTTCCGAATAAAGTCTTGCCGGGTTTTTCTGCGGCGATGTACGCCCAATCTGGCGCAACTCCCACCCCGTTGACCGTTGCCCAACTTTCGCTTGTGGCAAGCGTGTCTCCGATTGCCGTGTCTGGCAATCAACTCAACATTGAAGCGGTTCCTGCGTTTGGCATGGATGACGCAATGGCTAACTTCTCGGTGGCCGGCTCGCGTCAATCAGACAAGATTCCGACTCAATCGGCGCCCACCAGCATGACCATCACGGCTGCTTGGAACCCGAGCGATGCCAACATTCTGCAAATGCGTACCGATGCTTACAACGGCACCGTGGACCGCACGTTTGTGATTGCCGCCACCGAAGGCAGCAACGTAATTTATTTCGCATTCAATGGCCGTGTGTCGAACTTCCAGATCGATGCACAACCGAATGCCGAAGCCAAGGCAATCTTTACCGTTCACCCCCGTGGCAACCAGTACGGCTGGTCCAACAACGCTTGAGGTAAATCATGGCACTTCCAAACAAGATTCTTCCAGGCTTTAGTGGCTCGCTGTGGATGCAGTCTGCCGCAACTCCCACGCCCCTTAGCACGGCCAACCTTTCGGTGTGGTCTGCTCAGGTCGCAACGATTGTCGGCACTGCTGCTGGCGGCACTGGCACTGCTGGCGTGCTGTTGCCGGTTGAGGCTGTCCCTGCTTATGGCATGGACGATGCGATGGCAAACTTCTCTGTCGCTGGCTCACGCCAGTCGGACAAGATTCCCACGCAGTCTGCCCCGACCAGCATGACGATCACCGCTGCGTGGAATCCTTCTGATACCGCAATTCTTCAGATTCGTTCTGATGCTTACAACGGCACAGTGGATCGCACATTTGTGGTTGCGTCTTATGACGGCACAAACACGATTGCTTTTGCGTTCAATGGCCGAGTCAGCAATTTCCAGATTGATGCTCAGCCCAACGCTGAAGCTAAGGCGATCTTTACGATCCATCCCCGTGGCAACCAATACGGTTGGAGCAACAGCTAATGGCACTCAAAGCAATCATCGATGAGATTGCTGATGCACGGGCAGACATCAAAGCTCTCGCCCGTGCCCAAATGGTTGACCCTGCGGAAGTCGCTGCGGCACTTGCAAAGGCAAAACCGGGCACGGTTGAGCATGTAGTGTTGTCTGTCCTGGCAGAAGCGCATCCGGCAAAAGCTCCAGCAGCGCCGCCTCCAACTGAAGAATAAGACAAGTGACGACAATAAAAAACACGAACGATCTGCTGACATTCCTAGAAAGTCAAGCGGCTCTAAGACAAGATTGGTTTGGGCACAAGCAGCAGCGCATGACGGCCATCACCTTGGCCCATGAGATTGCTGCTCGCCACGCCGATAAAATGAGTCCCGAGGATGTAGTTGATTACGCGATGGAGCTTAATCAACGCATCTTCGACAAGATCATTGACCCAACAAGACAAGGAAAGAAATGAAACTCTCTGCTGCATTCGGCGACATCTCCGCGCTCCGCACCAAATCGTTTGAGCTTGGTGGACACAAGTTCAAGGTGCGTATCCCTCTGTCTAAAGAGCTAGAGGCAATCACTGAGCGCACCAATCAAGTTGACCCGGCAAAGTACGAAGAACGCTTTGCGCGCCTGACCAAAGGCATGGAAGTGGTCGATGGTGATGTCATGGTTGATGGCCGGTCCACTAAAGAGTTGGTGGAAACCGCGATCCGGTTTGAGAACCGCACTGTCGAGTTCTTCAAGCTGTTGGTGGCCGACAGTGGCGACCTGAATGATTTGACCTACGAAGACATCGAATCTGAAATGCCGCTGACGGTTCAGATTGAGATGATCAATGCCATCGGTGATGCGATTCAACCTTCGTTTGGAGAAAGCCGAAAAAACTCCTAAGGGACACCCGTGCCCAAGTTCGGGCATACGTTTGGGCGCATGGTGGGTGTCCCGACAACATACCGGCCACAGATATGCAGAACATCGAAATCATGTTTCACGATGGAATGCTCGGGCCGAAGGCTACTCTGCTGGCGTTGAGTTCGCTCACCACCGGCAACCTCAACTCCAAACTCAAGCAGGGCACAAAGCCGTTCCGCATTGAGGATGTTCTCCCGTCAACGTATGACTACATTCATCCACCGTTGACATCGGAAGAGCAGAAACGTCTTGTCAGTCAACAACTGCTTGCATTCATGTCGCAAGCTCCGGGTGCAGATAAGGCGTTAAATGGCATACGTTCCAAATAATCGCACGATCAAGCTGGAGGGGTTCGCTGAGTTAGAGCAGCAACTTCTCCAACTTGCCAAAGCGTATCGTGCTGATGCTGTGGCTCGCAACACGCTTGTGAAAGCCGCAGAGCGTGCAATGGTGCCAGTGCTTCTCGCCGCAACATCCAAAGCGCCGTTCGATGAGAACAACACAGACGGCATCCACATGAAGTACACCATCCGATTAGATGCGCGCATCCCGAACGGTCGCGATCTCATGTCGGACTATGTAAGAGAGACTGATGCGGCCATCGCGGTGGTGTCAGTCAAAAAGTCGGCAGTGTCATTGGCGCAAGAGTTTGGAAATAGCAGAACACCAGCGCAACCTTTTATGCGTCCAGCTTTGGATTACGGCGCAGAAAAAGTGGTTGGCATTCTGAAGACTGAGCTTGCCCAAGCTATTCCTGCTTACGCGCAGAAGATCAGTCGCATGAGGAAGAAATAATGGCTTCAAGCAACATTGCTCGCCTTGGTGTTGTCCTCGGTCTGGACATGGCCGAGTTCTCGGCCAACATTGACAAGGCAATCTCTGAGAACCGCAAGCTCAAGAATGAGATTCAGCGACATACGAATGCCGCTGTTCGTGAGCTTAATTCGCTGACTGAAGCCACCGCCGACTATGGCCGCGAGGTCACCAAGGTAGAGCAGATTCAACGTCAGATTGCGTCTGGCCGATTTGCCAGCGCGACTGATGACATGAAGCAAAAGCTGTTGGCGCAGGCCGCAGCGTATGACGCAAAAGTCGCATCGCAAAAGAAATCATTTGATGCCACCAAGCTCACCATAGAACAGCAGCAGCAGCTTGCGTTCCAAACGACCGACTTGGTAACGCAGATTGCTTCCGGCCAGAACGCTCTGATCGCAATGATTCAGCAGGGCGGTCAGCTTAAAGACACGATGGGCGGCTTCAGCAACATGTTTAAGGTGCTGGCCGCGCAGATCACGTTTTTCCGCGTGGCTGTTGGCAGTGCTGTTGCTGCCCTTAGTGTGCTTGGGCTGGCTTTCTATAAAGGCTATCAAGAATCGGCTCGCCTGCGTGATGATCTCATTCTGACTGGCCGTTATGCAGGCATCACGCAAGACCAGTTCCTAAAACTTGCTTCTACGGTCAGTGACAAGCTCGGCACCTCTATTGGCAACGCTAAGGATGTTTTTAGCCAGCTTGTCGCATCTGGCAAGTTCACTCAGACCAGCCTAGATTCGGTTGGCGAGGCAATCCTGCGGGTTGCACAACTTAGCGGCAAGACTGCCGAAGAAGTCGCGCAAGACCTTATCCCCTCATTCAACGGCTCTGCGTCAGCGGCCAAGTCGCTGAACGACAAGATGCATTTCTTGACGCTTGAGCAGTACAAGCAGATTGCCGCGCTGGAAAAGTTGGGCAAGACGCAAGAAGCTGCCAAGCTGACCGCAGATGCATTGAATCAAAAACTAAAAGATCAAGAGCGTCCTTTGGGTGATCTTGAGAAGGCATGGAACGCTGTCAAAAACGCAGCAAGTGCCGCGTGGAATGCAATTCTTGGTATTGGGCGTGCAGAGTCTGCTGACGAAACAATCAATAAGCTTGTCAAGCAGATACAAGGAATGGCTAAAACATTGGAGAGCGCCAATCCAGATTCTGTTTATGCTGACAAGCTTCGCGCGTCAATGAAAGAGCGCGTAAATCTTTTGCAACAAGAGTTGCTTAAGCGCGCTGAAATAGAAAAGAAGACGGAAGAGGCGCAAAAGAACACAAAAGACATTGCGCTGTATGAAGGAGCTGGCGGTCTTGCAAAAGAGATGGCCTTGCGAGATGCGCTCACTAAAAAACAGTTTGACAATGCTTTTGCTGCGGCGAAAGACATGGCAACAGAAATCGGCAAAATTGAGATGGAAGCCGAAGAAAAGATTGCCAATGCCAAGCGAGAAATGGCGATCAGGAACCGCGAAGAAAACGGTGTTTTTGCAGCTTTGCGAGAAAGAGAGCTTGCCGAAGACATCGTTGGCATCAATTTGGAAAAAGAGCAAAAGATTCGCGCTGCTCAAGGTGCGCGCATCGGCGCAATGATGGCCGCTGAACAAGAGTTCAAGGAGAGCTTGCGCGAAGACATGATGATTTATGAAGCGCAATTTGCCATTCAACAAAACTCGCTAAACCTTGAAAACAA